GTTTTTCGTCGAAGTTGGCGATGCGGTGCCGGACGTCGGAGAGGCTTGATTCCAGCTTTTCGCCTTCCTCCATCACTTGCAGGAAGTCTTTCATTGTTTTCTCCTCAGCCGGCACGGAGCCGGTTTCGTAGTGCGATTTGGTTGGTCGCCAGAAATGCAACAGGCCGGACTCGGAGTCCGACCTGCTTTGAAACTCGAAACTTGCTCCGGGAGTTGTGGAGCGTTGCCCCGGCCCAGGGGAAGGGAGCAACCCTCTGTCCCACGAACTCCCGGAACTTCTTTTAGCTGCCGAACCCGACCGCGCCCGGCGTCTGCCCGAACAGCTTGATGTTGACGGTCAGGGTTGAGCCCACCGGGATGACCTCGGAGCCCCCGGCAGTGGAGGTAGAGACCACGACACCGAAGGGAACGCCGGCGGAGTTGTCGCTCAGCGTGGCGGCCACGGGATCGATGTAGACGGTTTCGCCGTTGTGGATGCCGGCGCCGTAATTCGCCTTCACCGGCAGCGCGTACACGCCACGGGTCGAGACCACGATGGTGTCGTTGACCGTGAGCGCGTCATTGTTGGCGACGCCGCAGATGCGGCCGATGATGCACGGGTCGCCGCTTTCGACCAGGTTGATGGGCGTGACCAGCCCTGAGCCAGGTCCGACCAGGTTGGTGTAGATGTCGCCGGCCACGTGCTGCGGCGCGACGATGTCAGATGCCAGGAAACTCAGGTTGTCTCCCGTCATTACGAAGTTTTTCACAGGTGTTCTCCTTTGGCCTGGAGGGCCGCGAGCCGCCCAGGGCCGTCGTGCTGGATTGGTGGGGCTTTCCGGTTTCCCGGTTACTGGTCGCCTTGGTCGCCTAAAAGAGTGCCGGCCTAGAAATTCGTGGCAGCTACTTTCGCGTCGGTGTCCGACATGCCCGGCATCAGTTTGAAGGCTTCCTCGAGGTTCGGCTTCTTCTTGTCCTCGGACTCTTGCGTCGGGCCGTTGTCTGCGGCGCCGAGGCTCTTTTGGCTGGGCGCCCGGTTCCCGCCGAGCTTCTTCACGTACTCGAGCTCTTCGGTGATGGCTTCCTTGATCCCGTCGACCTTCTCCGCTTCGGCAAACTGCTTGCTGATGCGGGCCTGCGAGATCTCGGGGAGCTTCGACTCCTTGAGCTGTTTGGTGAGTTCGGCTGCGACGGTGGCTTTCGCCGTCGCCTTCTGGGCCTCCGCGAATTTGGTTTTCAGCTCGGTGTTCTCCTTGGTGAGCTGGGCTTGGCTGGCTTGGCTTTCCTGCAACTGCGTTTCGAGAGTCTTCACTTTTGCTCCTTCGGTGCTCGATTTGGATTCGATCAGTTCTACGAGGTCCGGCCGCCGGGCTCGCAGTTGCGCCTCGTTCACAACGTCGATGTCAGTCTCGTCGGCCGTCGCCTCCATGGCTTCGACTTGTCCGCCGGCGCCGGCGTAGGTGACGAAATCCACGGAGCGGGCGTGCACTATCTCGTCGATGCGGGCTGCCTCTTCACCCTCGATCTCAGCGGGAGAGGTTTTGCCGGCAATGCGGATCGAGACCCCCATCTCCTTGAGCAGCCCGGCCTCATTAAGCCGGTCGAGCTTGGCCTTGAACGGCGGATCGATCACGGTTACCGAGCCCTTCAGGGTGCCGTCCGATTCCGCCCAGGTCTTGCCCATGGTCGCGACCCAGTTGCGGATCGAGCCTTCGGGGCGGTCCTTGTTCTCGCGATCGGTGGCGTGATCGGCGAACATTTTCGCGCCCTCGAAGATCTTGTGGTCGCGCTTCAGCATCTCGGCCGGATAGAAGCGACGACGTCCTTCGGTCGTGTTCTTCGAAAATCCCGGCTTAATGATCGTGACCGCCAGCGTGCCCTTCGAAGCGTCGTAGGCGGCCTCTTGCAGGCTCACAGATTCGCTGGCCAGGGTGCGGGACGTCTCCCGAGCTGACTCCGCGGGTTCACTTTCCCCGGCGTCGACCGGCGTGTAGCTGGTTTCGACTTCCACCGGATCGCCCAGCTGCACGTCGCCCTGGGCGTCGAGCTCGTAGTCGCACTGCATGAGCTTGCCGCCCATTGAGTAGACGACCTGCTCGGGGAAGAGATCCTGGCACCAGGCCGACTGCGGGTACTTGCAGCTGCAGCTCGCGCAGCACGAGCAGCCGTAGGACTGGCCGCAGACGCAGCCACAGCCATCGCACTGCCCGGCATCGGACGCACCGTCATCGTCGCCGTCCATGTCGGTGCCGGCTTTGATGTTGGCGTTGACGGCGCACATCACCTTCGACTGGATCGCGCTCATCGAGTCGGACTGCGCGAGCGCCTCTTGAAAGAACTCGCCGCCCAGGGCGAAGGACTCTTCCGGCGTGTCCATCTTCTCGGACTTGTAGACCGCCTTCAGCTTCGCGAGCGCCGCGCCCTTGTCTTTGCCGGCGTACTTGTTCCCGCGGTAGCCGCCGTGCAGCGCGGCCCAGGCTGCGCCCATCAGACGGTGGTTTGGCGAGCCGCTCGCGTCGGTGTAGGGGAGACTGCCCTTTGCGGCCAGGAACTTCACGGCTTCCTTGATGTGGCGATCGGAAATGAACTGGAGTGCTTTCATTGGGATGCTCCTCCTCAGAAGTCACCGCCCGGGCCTCTCGCTCCGGCCAGGGCGCATACACAATTCGGGTGTGCCGGCGGAGCGTCGTCTCCGGACGGGAAATCTTCATCGACTGGGATCGGAGACGCGTCCGCGTTGTCGATGCAGACCTCGCAAGGATCCGGACCGAGAATCCACTGCTTGTACTCGACGTCGTTGTTCGAGAGCTTCTTGAGAAACGCCTGGCTCATGGCGTCGGCCATCTCGGTCGTGGCGATGGTTTCTGCCCGCGACGTCGACATGCCGGCGACCAGCTCCTTGATCAGGTGCGCGGTCCCAGCTACGCCCAGGCGCTGCTCGATTCCGTAGGCCACGGCGTCGGCCACGGTTTTGAGCGTGGTCGCATCGAGGCCGGTCACGAGCTCGCCGGCATGAAGTTGGGCATAAGCTGCAGCTTGTTCTGCAGTCATGCCCGGCTTCTGCGGCGCGTCGTCACCATCGGCTTCGGCCAGGACGTGAGTCTTGTTGGCTTGCGCGATCGCCGAGACGATGTTCGCGTGCAGCATCGCGTTCAGCAACGGCCGGCGGGAGCGGAGCAGGTTGTGCATCCGCATCCCGACGGCATGGCGGGCGTGCTCCCCGCTGACCCCTCGGTTCACGTCCGCCAAGTCTTCGAACTTCATCTCGGAAATGCGCTTGCCGAGCGCCGCGAAGTAGCTGGTCAAATCTTTTTGACAGCGCTTCTGCACGGCCTTGCCGGCAACTCCCAGCAGGCCGGGGCGCTGCATCGTCTCGAGCAGCTCGGCCAGCGTTCCAGGAATCGCTGTATTCGTGTCGCTCATCGCCTTGTTCGTCTCGCTCATGGCCTCAGGGGACGACCAAAACCGAATCCGACCATCGGCCCCACGCCGACCAGGCCCAAAAGAATGAACACCGCAACGAAGACGCACACCACGACCCAGACCACGTCAACCCAGGTCTTGAATGGCTCCGGGCAGAGTCGCCCGATCGCCCAGCGGATGACGGCGAAGATCGCGCCGAGCGCGACCAGCTCCAGGAACACCAGCAACACACCCATCAAGGTCATGACTCTCTCCTTTTGTTCACTTTGTTCACCGCGACTCCTCGAGCACTTTCGCCAGCCGGTTGATGGCTCGCGTCTGCCGATCCTGCCGAGCCGCTTCCGTCGTGCCCAAGCCGCTTTCCGGGTTGGTCGGGATCCCGGGATCGTCGTCAGCGTTGTCGCCAGGCTGATTCACGTTCGGATCGTTCGGATCGTTCTGTGGGCCCTTGGCTTTGGCCAGAGCCAGCTGGTGAGCTTTGTTCTGCGTGTCCTGCAGCGCCAGCTCGCCCTTCTTGTTCTCGATCTCGTCCATGACTTCGTCGATGTTCTGGACGTTGAAGGAGTTCAGCATCGAGCGCAGCACGGACGGCACGCGGATCTCCGGGAACACACCGGAGACCAGGCTGACGAACTGCCCGATCTTCCGCAGGTCGTCGAGCAGGATAGGCGGCAGGACGATATCGATGACGTCGGGCTCGGAAGGGTCCTCGTCGATCGCGATCGAGAAGATGTCGCGGTAGGCGTCCTGCCAGAACGACTGGTAGCTCTGGAACATCTTGAGCATCGGCAGTTCCATGGCCTCAGCTGTGGCCAGGTTGCCGGTCGAGGGATCGCCGAAGTAGTGCAGCATGATTCCGGTGCCGGCCGAGACCATCAGCTTCAGCTGGTCGCCGTCGGAACGCGCATCGCCACCGCCAGTCGCCCGTGGCATCGGAGCGAGATCGACGCCGGCGTTTTCTAACCAGGTCCCGCCAGGCGCAGTCTGGGGATGGCGCTCGACCATGGTCATGCCGGCGACGGCGTAGGTCGACTGCAGCTTCGACTGCAGCTGGTTGATGATGCCCTGGCCGCCTTTGACTTTGCCCTTCCACGCGAATTTGGCCAAGGCTTGCGTGATCGCGACCCTGGCTTCCATGAACCGCCGATGCTCCTTCGACCAGTCGAGGTTGCAGGACAGCAGGCCGTTGCCGCGCTTCAGAAGTGTGTCGAAGGGCAGGTGATAGACCTTGCAGTCCTTTTCGACTTTGTTGCCGATCTTCCCTTTGCTCGAGGGGTCATCCTGCTGGATCAGCAGCGCGTCATCGTCGTCATCGTTGCGCCAGTCGGCGTAGTACATGATCTTGTCCTGCGCGGTCAGCCGCCGATAGCCCAGAACGTGCTCTTCGTCGTCCGGGTCGCAGATGATGTCGGTGATCTGCAGGCAGTCGATGCGGCGAATGGTCTTCATCTCGTCGTCGCTGTCGGCGTCAAAGATCACGAAGAAGAGCTCGCCGTCGACCAGCAGCTTCTTCGAAGAGCGCCGCTGTCCCTCGGAATTCATGATCGACTTGTTGCGCCGGCCTTTGGCGAAGGCGTCGCACTGCTCTTTCACCTTGATATCTTTCGAGTCCCAGCTGGCGCCGGTGCCGAGCGCGTAGTCCGTCCAGAGGCGCACGGCCTGCTTCATCAGGGGATCGCGCAGCCAGTAGAGGCGCGCCTTGGCCACCAGCGTGGTCCGGGTCTGCGCGTCGAGGTCCGCGGAAGTCCACTGCCGGCCGGGAACCAGCCAGCCGCGGTCGTCGAGTGCGAGCTCGATGTCGGCGCGCGTGAAAGCTTCGCGCAGCTCCGGCACATTCTCGGTGACGAAGTCCGCCATCTCGCGCACGCTGTAGCTGCGCTCTTTGACGTTGACGCTGGGCTTTTTCGTTTTCTTCACTCGAGCTCTTTCGGCGTGTGGTGGAACTGCGCTTCGTGAAGGTCCTGCGCCTCGACGGTGTGAAAGCCGATCTGCGCTGGGCGGTCTTCCTTCAATTTGGCGACAACTTTGTCAGCCGCTTTGTCCGCGATTTTGTCCAGCAGTTTGTCGAGAAATTTCACAGGTAATCCACCGACCTATCGAAGTCGTCTAGCTCGGGAGAGATCACCACCGACTCGTCGTGGACTACGGTCTCTTCGATCGCTTCCGGCTCGCTCAGTGCCGTGATTGCCCAGACGGCGGCATCCATACGGTCGGGTGACAGCTTTGCGGTCAGCGGGACGTAGTCACACATCTGATCCTCGAGCACGGCGAAGCAGCCGACGTGGTGCACGCGGTGCTGTTCGTAAAGCGCGGCGATCGGTTCGGCGCGGGTGAGTTTGCCGCGCGAGGCATGCACCGGCATATACGCCAGGTCCATGCATTTGGTGCGCAGAATGGCTTCGACCAGGTCGCCGCCGTTGTTGACTTCCGCGACGATGCGGTCGCATTTGTGGGCTTTGTAGCCGCCAACTACGACCAGGGCCCAGCCCTCAGGACTGGCTTTGAGCGACAGATCGTCCAAAACGTAGTAGTGCGGCGGCCAGTCCACTCCCGCAGGAGACGGCCCCTGGCCCGCTGCGACTATGCCGCATTCCGCCGAATCTTCGCCGGAGCTCACAGACGGATCGACTCCAAGCACAATGCGGGTCAGGTGCGGGCAAACTTTTACGCGATCGACGTCGATGCCAGCCTGGGTCCACAGCGCGCCCGGCCGGTCCTCGAGCAGCTCCGCCATCAGCTCCTGGCGGCCGAGGC